AGCGGTGGACTTGTAACAATTAAAGCCAGCAATGTTGCCAGCCATTACAAGGCCGTTGCGGAGAGGCGTGGTGCCGTCACCGGTTACCTGAACTTCTGCGAACTTGGCACCAGCCTTGAACGCATTCTCGTAGAAGATTGGAGGTGCTACAAACCAGCGGTTCTCTTCCGGAACAGTCTGATCGTCGAGAATACGAGCCATTGTCATCAGCAGGTTGACAGCAGCATCTTCGTTACCACTACCGGTGATATCGATAGGGGCACCAACTGTGCCAACAGAAGTACCAGTATTACCGGCATTATCTGCCATGTTCTGCAAGATGTTAGCGTCGTACTTGCGCTTCAGCGAGTATGCACCCGAAGAAGTAGCAAGCGCCTCGAAGTTAACGTGAGACTGACGCTCTTCGATGTCGTCAATCTTAAATGCAAAAGCATTCGCCTGATCGACCACCATAGTGATCTGATCGTCAGCGAGGTCTTGCGGGTTTACGACCGCACCACGTGCATAAGAGGAGACCGTGATGGTCGGCTCTTTGATGATGCGGACGGTGTCGCCAAAGTTCTCAATTTCGCCAGCGTAGTCGGTATTCGTAATATCTTCTGCAACCGAAGCGCGACGGAAGAATTTGAGAACTTTTTGGCTGAAAATTTCCGGTGTAAAGTTACCGGATGGCAGGTTATTATGACCTGACGCGCTATTAAAAGCCATTAGTCCATCCTTCCTATTTGGAGGTTAAGGTTAGTTGTTGTAGTCAATTCGGCCTTCCGCTCGTGCAGCATCTAATTCGGCTTCCACCTTTTCGAATTCCCACGGCTTCATTTTACCGATTTCTGAAGCCTTCCAAATTTTATCACTCCCACTCGCGGTTTTAACTTCACGAGCAACATTGCGTGTTACTGCGTCTGCTGCGGAGTTCTTAGACTTGGTGCGCTTCTTAGTTTGGCCTGTATCTGCTTTGTACAGATCAAGTACCCGTGCCGCCCAACGTGCATCCGTATTGTTTCGATAGATGCCGTCAGAAATAGATTCAGGTTGTTCGGAAAGCCAACCGAGAAACTTCTCATCATCCTTGAGTTCGTCAAAGTCGGGATGCAACCGTAGCAGTTCCTCATAGGCTTTCTGCTTTTCCAGTTCTTTTTCCCGCTCCTTGATAGTGCCAAGTTCCTGTCGAAGTTCAGACAGTTGGGATTCGGCCTGAATAGACGATACGGTTTGTACGACCTCAAATACTTCAGGATACTGATCTTTGAATGCTTGCAGTTCTTCTGGCGTCTTGGGCATTGAAACTCCCTCTGGCATCTCAGCCTGTGGTGTTTTCATTGCCGTTTTCAAGGCGGTTATTTCCTGCTTGAATTCGCTGACCTTTGCATCATAATGCTTTTTAAGATCGTCGTATCGTTTCTTGTAGTCGTGGTCCGCTTCTTGTTTCGGCTCTACGAAACTCGCTGCCTCTTGGGGAGTAGCCTCTTCGGGGTCCGCATCTTGGGCTTCCACAGCTTCGTCAGATTCATCGTCTTCGTCTTTATAGACATCTTCACGATAGTTACCACGATACAGCGTGTCGCTGTTGATTGTGCCGAAGGAATCGTTCGGCTTGTTGGCACGGTGGCCTCTTACTCGTTTTGCCATTTATTTTACCTCACTCGCGGGGCCACTTGGCTGTGGGTAGCCGCTCCGGTTGTGCTGGGGCCGCAAACTTGCGGGTAGCCAGCGAATTCCTTAAATTTTATTTTTTACTTTGAGCTTCTGTTTTTCTAGCTCTTCTGTTATACTCTCTAACACCCTTGTTAATTATTGGTGTTCTTTTAGATATAAAGCGGCCTTTATCATCTATAAACTGCTGTAGCTCTGGATACTTATTAAAAAGACCTGCTCTAATTGGAGTAGGTGCGTTGTCGTACACGTACCTAGCAAAACTCTCTTGATAGCCCAGCTTTGTAAAATCTGCTGTCTTTTTACTTTTTGGTAGCATACCTTGCACAGTTTCGTACGCGATAGCTTTTGCTCTTATTTCTTCGTTGTACCTCTCCTCCATCTCGAACGCTTCATACGGATTAAAAGGTGTTTCTGCTCCAACTTTTATGTCGTACTGACTGTACTTTTTATTTAGCTGGGCAGATGGATTGAAGAATGAGTCTAAAGTTTCAGGATCAGGGTAGGGATTTGTGCGTCTTGTATCTAGATAATCTAGATGGGCAATTTCTTCGGCCATTGCAAAAAGATTAAATAGCGTCGGAGTTTGCGGTACGTTTATTTTTCGAGTACGAGGATTTGCCTCAAATTTTCCTGTTATAGGAATCATACCTGTAGCATCTGCAAGAGCTTTATGGTAGTCTGATACGGTTTTTCCTTTATACAGTCTACCTTGCATTTTTGCGGTTGGCTGATCTTCGTAGTATTCAGAGGTAACAGTCACGTCTTCTGGAAGATTGCCAAGCATTTCTTTCATCTTACGGCGAACTTCATCCGCAATGATGCGATCCTCGTAGTCTACGTCACCTCCGTTTGCGAACTTTTTTTCGTCGAGGAATCCACCTCCCGCCTTTTCTTGACGACGAGTGACTTCTCGTTTACCACGATTGTTAATTTTACGGAGACGATCTAGGCCAATGACTTTGACCAGTTCAGGGGGTACTTTTACCTCACCCTTAGATAGGGCCACATCGATAGTACCTTCATATAGTTTACGATCTACGCGACCAATGTCAAGTCCTTTTTGTACAGCAACTTCATAAGCTTTCATTAACATCTTACGAATGTCTTCGCTCCCGGCAATCTCAACAGCCGGTGCATTGATAATAAAAGTGTCTGGACGGACACTGTCGTTCTGATCATCCGCAACAGTTTCGGCTTCGCTGAACTGTTCTGGCGGCTTGCCACCTACAAACTGTGCGGGTTGCATGGGTTGATCGCCCTGTGCCATACCCTGTACAAGACCGCCTCGACGAAACTGATTAGCATTTACACCCTGCACAAACTCATCGCCAAGAACTTTTGCAAGGACTAGGGCAACCGGTTGCTCAAGCATGTCCTGAAGAAGACCCATCTCTCGTTTGTCGAGTCTCTTGGCACGTTCTACCACACCCTCGCGGTACTTCTTCATTTCTTCAGACATAGGACCGCCTTTCCAACGACGTAGCAAATAGGCTCCCAGAACGCCCGCTCAATACGGCCAACCGGATGACGCTTGCCCTTCTTCTGCATCCAAATGTCTGCGGTGCGCCGACGAGCGATACCTTCAAGAACGCCGCGAACCAGTTGGCGGGGCTTGGTAGTGCCACCATATCCGTAGGAGACGAGGGGTCTGAAGATGGCGTGATAGCCAGCCTGATACTCGGGCGGCATGTTGCGGCTGTGTGCAAGCCAGATAGCCTGACGAAACGAACCAAAGCCGTAGGCTTCGTTCATGGCTGTGCAGACAATCTTGCCGCCGCCACCGCCGCCACCACTGTCATCGCTGCCACTGTCGGTGTTACCAAAAGCAGCTTCCTGATAACCGCTTTCCACGTAGTCTATGGACTCCTGAACACTGTCCATTGAATATTGATTGCCGCTGGGTCTGTCGTCGTCGCTGTCATCCCGCTCTGGCGGAGGCGGAGGAGGAGGCGGGGGCGGGGGCGGGAGCGGAGGATTACCGGAGTCTTGATCAGGAGTGCGGAGACTTGTCGGTGTCAGGATACTGCCAACAGCATCATTTGTGCCTATGATGTCACCAGCACCGAGGAAGTCATCTGATGTAATCGACTTGCTTGGGTCGAGGATGCTGTCTAGTTTTTCCTGATATGCAGCATCTGCCATACCTTGATAGCGAGAAGCAGCAGCACTTTGACCTTTAGTTAAGCTGAACGACGTTCCTCCGGGCGCACCCTCATCTCCATCATCTGTAACTGTCGTAACGGCACCCTGTGCAAAGTTATTCTTCACAAAGTTATCAAGAAAAGCGTTAGCGCGGCTCAAAGAACTTGTGTACTCCGCAGTGCCCTGACGAGCCACTGTGGTAAACGACCCAATCCCACCCTTCATGTGCGAGTTGAGTCCCTGCTTCATCTCAAGGGCGTTCTGCGCCCTTTCAGCCTTGCTCATGCCCGCATAGACATCTCCGAGTCCCGCATCCTTCATAGCCTTCTCAAAGGCCATCTCACGCGCCTGTTCGGCCTGTGTAGCGGTTGCCCGCTGCGGACCTGCGGCACTGTGGATATTACCATACGCATCCATGACGAATCCGTCACCGCCTACGATGCCTTCTTTGCCGCTGATATCATATGAGCCAAAGGCTTCACTTTCATAGCCGGAGGGACGCTGGGTCTCTTTCATGGTTCCCGGGATAAAGCCGTTCTTTATTTCCATGAACCTGTAGGCTTGATCCTGACTCAAGCCCATAAGGTTGCCGTTAACAACTCGGCTTCCGGGCTTACGGTGCATGACCTGCCCCTGAAAGCGGACAAGGTCTCCCGGTGTGCGAACTTTTCCCGTTCCCTGTTCTATGGATTGACCGGCAGCAACTATAGCCTCTGCGGTGCCTAGTTGCGCTTTACGGTTCATCTCGCCAGCCGCATAGGCAAGACCCGTGATTGGCAGTCCTGTAGCTACGGTTGCAACCACCCCCGGAATGCCGCCAGACTTATCCATAGTTGTCTTGGCTTTTTCTAGGAAATCTTCGAAACCGCCTTGGGATGAGTCAGACTTGGCTTCGACAGTAGGCATGTTGAAGTCTTGGATAAACTTATTAGGATCGATGTCTAGGGATGTGAATGCGGGTCCGCCAGTCGTAATGTTGACGGCGTTGAAAATGTTTGAACCTTGATCGTCAGAGCCAACAGCTTGGGTCGGGTCTACGTTGACATTCGGCTGACCGTCATCGTCATCGTCGTCGTCGGGATCAGGTACACTGACATCAATACCCCCAAAGTTATAGAAGTCAACGAATGAGGACGTATACTCGTCTGTCGTGTATTTTTTGCGTGTATCCGGCTGTTCTCCAAAGAGTGGGTCTATGCCTACACCCGGACCTAAAAAACCACCTGTTCTAATCATCGTTTCTCACCACTGCTTCCTGATTACTCTTCAACTTGAGGAGCATTTCCAGTAAACCCAGCTTCCCCTGCATTTGGCGCAGTTCCGACTCCGATTGTGCCGTTACCACGGCCCGAATCATCGACTCCCGAAGTTCCGCCAGATACTCCTCCATCAGGGGCCATTCCTTGCTGTGGAGGAGCGCCGCCAGCTTCCTCGCTTGCTGCTTGTTGAGCATTCTGCATCATCCCTTTCAACATCTGTGCGTAGACTTGTGCCTCGTTGACATCGTTGACGAGACTGTCAGGATCGATGTCTTGAGCAATGGCTAATTCCCGCATCAAGTTTGGCAACTTTACAAAGGGTGCCAATATAGGATTAGATACTGTTTGCAGGAGAGAGGTGAGTCGCTGAGTGCGAACCTCCTTTTGCATGACCGCTGCTACGCCCCGTGGCTTGATTTCAAGGTCACCCTCTATATCTTGTGAGTCTTCATTGAACTGCATGTTCCACTGGAAGTATGCCTCGCCCAGAGGCTTCAACAGATAGTCGTCAATGTTCTTGATTACAGTCTTCATAGACAAACCGGCGCTGCCCATAAGCATCGACAGTCCTGCTGCTGTGCGTCCAGTACCAGTCACACCTGTCTGACCATGCATGATCGACGGGATACCCGTCTCTTCGTCCGCGAGTTGTCGGCTGATTTGATACATCTGTATGTTTTCGCCAGCCGTGTTCGGGAACTTGAGACCGTTGATAGCCGTGCCTGTCACGCCGGACTGACGACGAAATATCTTACCCGGGAAAATGTCCATGTTCTGTCCGGGCACGAGACTGGCCTCATCAACATCAAAAACCAGATTGCCAGCAAGAGCGAGATTGTCGATTGCCATACGAACGTGACCATTCATCAGCATCTGCGCGTCTTCCATGTTCTCTGCTACCCCAACGCCCCAAATCTGATAGGGGTTGATCTCAAAGGGAAACGCCTGATACGGAATGCGGGCTGGCGTAAACGGATTTACGACGCAACGAATAACTAGTCCACCACACACCCAGACGTTAACCTGAAGCTGATCAAACTCCGACATGTCCTTGGCTTCTTCGAGACCAACTTCGTAGGCAAACTTGGCGTCGAGAACTCCCCAGTATTCCAAAACCTCATATCTATTTTCTTGATAGTAAGGCTCTGTTTCATCCTCGCGGATAGTGTCTTCGTAGTATTTGTCCTCGTAGTTTGGACCCTTGGCAAGACACTCCTGAATAGCCTGTGCGTCAAAGTAAGGACGCATGATAAGGCTACGAAGTTGCTGGCGATTCATGCGATGACGTTCGATGACGTATTCGCAGTCTTCGATTGATGTAGCAGATGGATCAGGATGGAAATCCCAGATAGATACTGCTTCTATGCGCGGCACGGTCTTTTCGTATGGCATGTAGATACGATTGCCCTCGTCGTCTCTCTGCCATTTGTGAACACGCTTGTAAAAATTAAACGGACCCTTTATAATGCCCGTGCCAAGCAGAGATGATTCGAAGATTGCCTTACGAAACACATTGACAGCATTTGTATCAAGGAGTTGATCGTGAATGCACTTCTCCATAAGACGGGCTTGCTCTTTAGCTGGCTCAAACTGAGGCTCACCCATCTTGGATGGGCCAGCAACAATGCTGTCGCCAAACTCTTTTCCGTACGATCCGAGAACGTGAGAACCGCTGGCAGACAGCGCCCCCGGTGCCAACTCTCTACCGTCTCCCGGGAACCCGTAAGGGTCTTGAGGCTGCATGTCATCCAGAGGAGTTCGCATATGTGCAAACTCTTCAATACCCTCTGGCATCGGTGTGGACTCAACGACAAGAGGGAACTTTTTGTTGGCAAAAAGAATGTCAACAATTTGACCATAAGCCGCAAGAACTTTGGTTTTGGTAATCTTGATAAATACTCTAGATCGCTCGGAATCTCTATACTGCGTTGTCGAGTCATAGATACCACGAAAGTTCTTGTACGCTTGCAACCAGCGTTGCTCATAAACGTATCTACCATTCTCCGCATCTTCAAACTTGGCTCGAATGTATCCAGCCAACCCCGGCATTTGTTCACTGGGGCTTTGAACAGGAAGAACTGTGTCGTCAGTCGGCTCTAGGAAATTGTCAGACATTGCGAGTCCTTAGTAGTCGCGTTCTTCAGCCATACGCATAACAGCAGGATCAACAGCCGTTTTAGTCATCTTCTTCGGCATATCCTCTGTCAGAACACCCTGTGTGGTCTTGGTATCAAACTCAAGTCCCTCACGATAAAGCTTGTCAGCGCCCATTTGATCGTCTACCGAAGTGTTCGGTGAATTCATAATGTACGCTTCGCCCATGTTCAGGTTCTGCATGTTAGTCTCCCTTTTCTATGAAACCGCCAGACGCCATTCGTCCGCCGGAAATAAGTCTGGTCAAGATGTCTTCCAGACTCTCGTCAGTGAGATCGCCCTTGATCCCATACTGTTGTTCCAGTGCCTTCTCCGTTCCGGAGATGGTCAAGTCAGTCAGGGCACGGGATGCGGGGCCGATTATGCCCATCGCGCCGCTGGCCTCTTCTACAAATGCTTGTCCTGCTGCCTTCTCGGGGGTCTCACCTCTTTCAATTAATTCGCGGCGAGTTGACTCAAATCCCACGCCGGGAAGTGTTGAAAGCGCAGCCTTCGCCCCCTTGCTTGCAACTGTACCTGCCACGCCAACCACAGTGCCTACTACTCCCTTTGTGCCGCTAGGCATTTTACCAGTCTTCTGATATTCCTTCATGGCATCCGCCATGCCCTTTGAGTCGAAACCTTCTTCAGTCAGTTTGTTCTGGACTTCGATGTTGGGTTCGTCTACATCGGCGGCGGCGGGGGTGGGGACAGATGTTTGAGTTACTTCGGGGGTCCCGGCTAATCTGGCAGCCGTATCGCGCTTATCTATCTCTGCTTGTAGAAGTGCAGTCTCTGCTTTAGTTTTAGAAGTTTTCTGATACGTCTGGGCTGCAGCATCATCGGTTTCAATAGAAATAGGAGCGATGTTATCATTTGAAAAAACGACACCCTCAGAAAGTTGCTGCGCTCGTTCCTGCATGAACGGCGGTAGATTGTTTACAGCCTCCCCTGTAACTGCGTATCGGGCTGTGTATGGGGAAATTTTATCGATACCAACTTCAGTTAAAAACTGCCCATGAGTTCGTACACGAGTCTTGGGTTTATTTTTCGCGGCAGGGACAAGAACTGCATTGCCCTCCGACATCAAAACCCAAGTTTGAAAAGAGGCTGCATTAGCCTGTTCTATTCGACCTGCTTCATTCAGGATGGCTTGATACTTCTGAACGTTGCCTTCTTGAGGTCTCCACGTTAAAGCACGACGAACTGTGCTAGTCTCATTGTATCCTTGTGCGCTAAGGTGTGTCTCCATCAAGCGACGAAAGTCGTAAGCACTGAACTTCTCTTTTACATATGAATCTGTACCCTCTGAGTAATACTCAATAAGGGGTATGCTTGCTTTTGCAAGCTCCTCGTTGATTAGTTTATCTAGACTAGATGCCGAGTTAGTAAATACCATGCCGTTTTTTCTGTCTCCTATATGATGTAAAATAACATCTCTTTGAGACGACGGCATATAAGCGATAGGAACAGATTTTTTACCCGCCCCTTCTATGTTGTCTTTTGAATCTGTTTTGAGGGCAAGTCCTTTGACAATACCTGTTTCAAAATTGATATTCTCAATCTTCAAACCCTTAAAGTCAGAAGGACGATATCCTCCCTGCATCATTAAAAGCATACGAACCCCAGCTTCTTTACGCAAAGGATCGTCACTTGTAAGCAGTCCTGCTACTGTACTCTTTACTTCTGTGTATACTTCTGGCGGATAAGCAAGGGGTATCTTACGATCAACTGCTGTCGAAAATCCAGCTTTTAGGTAATCGGCTTCACCAACAGCCTCTTTCATCATTGCCCGGAAGGGATTGGCACCTCTTGCAGCAGTGACACCAACTTCACCTAAAATTTTAGTGAAGTCTCCGACAAGTTCTCCAGAACGAGTATCTTTACCATAGGCTACAATCGCCTTGATAAACTCATCTCGTTTGGGACCGCCTTCTTTTATTTCTCCCAGTGTAATATCGCCAAAGCCTAGATCATTAAGAAACTTTACTCGTTTCTCTACGGCTCCTGAAGGTATATCCGTTCGATTGGCTTGAACATCAACCAAAGAAGTTGAACTAAGTGCTTCACCGCGCGAAACTCCACCCGCCGTTATGCGCGGGATGAAGTCTTCATTAAACTGAATAGGATTAGCCATTAGTAACCAAACGTCGCATCAGCAGGCTGGAAAGCCTGATCCTTGATGCCTTGAAGTGTTTTGTGTATGGATTGATATCCCGACATGCGCGTCATCAGCATATAGCGCAACGCATCATACGCATGATCCTCTGCTTTCGTGTCTACATCTTCACTATTAGTTTTGGAGAGAGGTATGCCAGATAGTTGTGCTATAATATGCTTGCATGAAGAGAATATTCGTAGACGAGGTTCGTTGGTGTAGGGGTCGTCAGCAAGCCGCCTGTGAATTTCCATTTTTCCTTGTAGACGGTTGCGGTCTGAAGGAGTCCACCTAACACCAGCCCGCATCATTGTCTCTGCAATGGACGGGCCGAAGCCTGTCTTGTTCCAGCAAGAAGAGTCTAGAACGTTGTAGTGTGGAAGTGGGTCTAACTCTTCTGCTTCTAGTATTTTATCAGCAAGTTGCTCGGCTGTCAAGTGTTTAGCATATAGTTCGCGATAAACCCAGATATTATTATCCCAGTCAATAGCCCCCCACAGAACGCACGACGGACTCGCATACCCGTA